CGAGCGCGAGGTCGAGTGTCGATTTCATATCTTTCAGCGCCTCGGTAACTGTCCTTGAGTCGTCCGATTTCTGCTGAAGTAGCGATTTGGTTTCAACGAGGCGATCTTCGTAGGAGGAGATCAGGGCCCGAGCGAGCGTCCACACAGCCAGCGCCAGCACGATCAAAATCACGCCATAAGCGCCCCACTGGGCGATGACGGGCGCGGTCAATGTGGCGTCCGGGTTCATGGACTTTCGCCCGCTTTCCTGCCTACGCTCATATCAGCCTCCGTGCGGGTCTTGGTCCGCGTTGGGGTCAGGGCCTCCGGCCTAGGTGGCACTGGGTCGGGGTCCGCTTGCTTGCTCATACTTCCGTTACTCACGGCCTCGCGTACTTGTAGGGATGCGTCGCCGGCAACAGGCCGGTCAGGCCGCAATCCCAGGCAATCCAGCCCTCAAGCTGCTGGCGCTGGGTCGTGGTCAGGGCCGTCGTGACGAACACATGGCGCGCCATGCCCTTCCAGAAGTTGGCGGCCGTCGTCGCCGTGCTGGCGCCGATGCGGATACGGGTTGCCGTCGTGTTGAGCGTGGCGCCCGTCGTCGGTGTGCCCACGGTGCCGTTTGCCGCCAGCGTGTAGGTCGTCGCCGCGAAGTCGAGACTGACGATGGCCTCATTCAGCCAGTTGAGCAGGGTTCCGCCAGAGGTCTGCGTCGTGCCGTCGCCGCCGACCGCCGTGTCCGCCGTGTTTTTGCCGACACGGCGCTGCGAGCCGCCCGCCGTGCCGCCATAGGCGATGATGAACCGGCTGTTGGCGTCTGCGGTGCCGGCGCCGGAGCCCGCCACCATGATCGTTCCGGGCGTGGTGCTCACCGGGATCGAGCCAAAGGACGTGCCGGTCAGGCAGTTGGCCGTGCCGTCGAACGTGAGGGCCGCACAGGACGCGCCGGAGGCGTTGAACGAGGTTGCGCTCCAGGTCGGCCGGGCCGTGGTGGTGGCCGTCAGGGAAAGACCGCCGACGCGGTCTTTCCATGCCGAGATGAGCCCGGCGCCGTCATCGGTCATGTTGGCGGTGCCGTGGTCGTCCGCGTTCCACCACGCCACCAGCGCCGCCCCGAGGTCGGTCGGCGTGAAGCTGCCGTCGATCGGCTGATCCGTTAGCGGCGACGGCGGCGCACCTGGCAGGATGTAGGCCACGGACGGGCCGCCCGTGCCGCGGTTGTCGCCCCAATACTTGTCGGCGTCGTTGCCGGGGAGCCAGAAGAACGGGACGATGGCGTTCACCGCGCCATCGGACGGCAGGTTGACCGCCGCCAGGGTGCTGGAGTTGTAAACCTCGTCGCGACGGGCCGAAGTGGTCCACGCGATATAATCGCGCGCCATCCAGAACTCACGAAGCCACCCAAGGAAAGGCGCGCGGCGCGTCATGGTCTGGGCGCCGATGATGAGGCGCTTGGAGTAATTGACCGTCCCGCCCGAGGTCAGCGTCTTGGTCGCGCTCAGAACGTCGGTTCCGTTTACCGTCATGGTGGCGGTCGGCGTCGCGGCGTTGATGTCGAAGGAGATCGCCACCCACACCAGCCCGGCCGCTTCGTTGACCAGCCCGGCCCCCGAGGCGTTGGACGTGAGCGAAACGACGGTCGTACCGGACGGGTTCTTGCCCGTGAGCCGGATCGTGTTCGATGTCGTGCGCTCGATCGTGACCTTGCCGGAATCCTCGTTGCCGAGGATGAACATGGACGTTCCATCCGTGCCCGGTCCCATGCGGACGCCGAAAATGAACGAACCCTTTTGCGCATCGACGCTCGTCGGGCTGTCCGGCATGGTAATACCCTGCTTGCCGTAGAAGAACGTATCCGAGCAGGACGTATCGGACGCGCCGATGAACATGTCTATCTCGCAGCGGTTGCGGACGGTACCTTTCCTGTTCTCGACAATGGCCTTCACAACACCCAGGTTGGCCCCGGTCTTGTTGGTGATCTCGCCCGTCGAGGCGTTGACGGCCAGGTTGACCGTGTCGCCGCCGACCAAGGTGAAAGTGCCCGCTGTGTTGCGGTAGGGCGTGTCAAAGACGTGTCCGTTCAGTGTGCGGGCGGTGGACGCGGCAGATCCCGTGATGTGCGTCTTGATGTAGGGTGGCGACCAGCCGCCGCCGTTTTCCTCTCCCTCCAGAAAGCGCCATGCGCCATCCCAGGCGATAGCGGCGTTCCCAACCGGCCCCTCATGCAGGGAGTTGACGGTGCCATTGGTCAGGCGTCGCACCTGATCCGGCACAATCAGTTCGTAAAGGCTGCCCCGATCAAGGCTGCTGTCGGCCGCATACGGCGCAAGGAGGTAGTACCAATCCATTGCGCGCGTCGGGTACAGCCGCATGATTTCACGGCGAATCCACTCCGTCTGCGCCCAGCCCGCGATGCCGGCTGGCTCCACGTCGGCGTTGGGCTCAATGGAGATGTAGAAATCAGCTGAAAGCGCAGCGACGGATCTTGCGATCTGGGTCAGGATCGAGGCCGTCGTTCCACCCAGACCAATGGTCGAATTGATGGCGTTGCGCATGGAGCCGAGGCCGCCCCGGCCGGCTACCTGCTGTGCGCGCGTGAGCCCCGCGCCCGGATCGTAGATCGTCGTATCCGTGTTGGTGACGCGGTCCGCAATCTGCGTGGGCGTATCGCCGCCATGCCCCTCGTTATCGACCGTTCCCGAGACATAGGGCTTCAACTGCGATGGAAATGAATACTGCGTGCCCGAGATGTTGCCCGCCGTCAGCGAGTTGCCGAAGAACGTCGCCGGCTTGGTGAGCGTCAGCACATACGGCGGCGGCTTCGGTCGCTTGCCAGCCTTGGCGCGCGTTCGACGGAGGACATAGGGCAGCGACACGGATCAGCCCTTGATGACCGTAAGCGCCAGGTCGGCCGAAGTCGTCTGCGGCGAGCCAACGGTGCCGCCCCGGAACTTTACATAGTTGCAGGAGTCGAACAGCGAGGGGTCGAGCGGGACCGACGTGGAAACCGTTACCGGGATGTTCCATTCCGATCCGTCGAGATTGCAGATCGGGACGAACGTGCCGCTTGCAGTCAGGCACTCGGCGGCCGACAGGATCGAGACGCCGCGCAGGTTGCTGGGAATGACAACACGCCGAGCGCGAGCCCCTGGAGCGCTGCAATCGACGGCATCCGACAGGCTGGCGCCGTTTGCGATCGTAGCAGTAGCGCCAGCAACGGAACCGCCCGCCACGGAAGCGGGATAATCCGGCGTAAAGAACGGCTCGTTATTGCCGGGCTTGCGAAGCTCTACATGAGCGGCCATGACGGTCTCCTATTCCAGTCCAAGGAATTGCTTGAGCCCTTCGGCTGTGATGCCGATAGATGCGAGTTTTTGGGCGGTGGTGCGTTCCGGAGGCTGTGTGGCGGCGCGGGCTGCCACCACGTCGGCATGGTTCTCGGCAAGGAACTCCTGCCCCGGCCATTGCTGGACGGTCCAGAGGCCGTATATGGAGCGATCTTCGCGGCGGCCGATGTAGGGCATGGTCATCGCCTCGCCCAGATAAAGCCGACCGTGGCGATTGCGTAGGTATCGACGGTTGTCGGCCCAAAGGCGCGCGAGGCGACCCGGCCCGACGAGTCTGTGCGAATGCGTAATTCCTGCACAGCAAAGATGTTTGGATAACTGAAAAGGTTGTTCAGTGGCGCGTCGCCTTGTCGTGGGTCTGCGTCTGTCTCATCCGGGCAGCAAACGCGGGCGATCGTGGCGTTCGTGTTGTCATACATCTCGTAGCGGGCAATCGACTCAACGGAGAATGCCAGAGGCACCTTGAGCGCATCCAAACGGCGGGTATCGTCCAGCGTGTTGGCAAGGTCCACGTCGAGTGTCGGCGCCTTCCACTTGAACTCCAGCGCCCCGCCCGGTCCTTCGTAGGTCGTGAACGCGACGATTGCCGACGACACCCGCTTGAACCAGCCAATCAGCCGCTTGTAATTGTAATTGGTCGGCATGGTCGGCGACGTGGCCGAGGTCGAGAACAGCACGTCGGTCACGTCGGTATCGGACCGATTAATGAGCCAGATGAAATAGTCAGTGTCGGCAATCGAGCCGGTATCGAGGCCGCCCTGATTGGTGCCCACCGCCCATGCCGCATCCAGCCGCTTGGTCAGAGCCGAGCCCAGCACCAGCATACGGGTGTTGATCGCGTCCATAGCCGAGCCGACCGCGATGTCGATGTCGTTGGTCGCGTCGCTGCCGTTGTTGGCGTAGGTGAGGCCCTGAATGCTTGAGCGCGGGATGACGGGCGACGCCCATGTCACATCAACGCCGTTGCTGGTCAGGACTTGCCCGGATGTTCCCACCGCAAGCCGCTTGTAGCCCGTGGCATCCCGCGTCAGCAGATCGCCGCGCGTGGTGAGCGAGTCGGCGGCACCCAGACCCGGCAAGGGGTCCACCGTGTACAGGACGTTGCTGCTCGAATCCTGGAGGATAACCTTGTAATCGCCCGAGGCCAAATAGATCGGCCCGAACAGGCCATTGGCATCCGCGACAACCGGGTTTGCGTTTGGCGTCGTGAGCCCAGCATCCGAATAGGTGTTCTTCGGCGTCGTGGTGCCGGTGACGTAGAAATACAGCTTCGCCGCCGGGTACGACGTGCCGTTGCCCGACATGGGGCTATAGCGCGGGGGTGTGAATAGAGCGCTCATTGCACCCTCAGCATGTTGGGTTGAGTGGCGCGGCCGGTCTGGAAACTGGCCTGCGCTGCGGCACGGATGGCGGCGGCATCGACGCCCAGCGCCTCGGCAACGTCGTCGATCTTCCCGGCCGCCTTGCCGCCGAGGTAGACCGTCTCGCCCACGATGCGGGGGGAGAAGGCAGGCAGCGCCATCAGGTTCAGGGGATTGGCGACAGCGCCCGCGCCCATTGCCATTGCAGCGCCCCGGCCCACGAGGCCGCGCGGCGGGAGCGCGTTTAGCGACTGCCCGGAAATGGCGTAGGGAAGGCCCGGCTCGTAAACCGAAAGTTCGTTCAGCAGTTCGCCGCGGTTGCGCCACGAGGTTTGCGCGCCGTCACGAGTGGCCGCCTGCAGCTTGCGCGCGGCGGTGTCGCCGGTCGCCTTCTCGCCAAGGGAGAAGGTCTTGGTAACTTCCTTGATCTTGTCGGAGGACCGCGCATAGTCCTCCATCATCTTGGCGTAGGCCGGAGCCTGCGCCTCGATCTCGGCCTTTACCGCATTGTAAACACGGTCAGCCGCCACGCGAGCGGGTGTGCCGTACTCGGTCGAATCGCGAACAGCACCAATACTGCGCTTAAGAGCATCGAGACCTTCGGGCGTGTGATAGACGGCGGGGTCAAGCCCCTTCCATTCCGACACGATAGACGAAATCTCGTCCATCGTCTTGCCCGCCGGGCGGTTGATGTTCACGCCCTGGAACGAGCCGACTTCCGACGCCTTGCCAATGGCGGTGTCAATGTCATCGAAGGGGATAATGGTCTTGTCCTTGGACAGGTCCACCTTGCCCGCGCGATAGGCCGCCCCACGCTCCTGGCGGATCTTCTCCAGCCCGGACTTCGCCATGTCCACGATGCTCTCGACCGGCACGTCGCCGCGCATGTTGGCGGTAAAGGCTTTGGCAGCCTCCCCGCCTTCCTTGCCCGCGCGGCCGGCGGCGCGGATGGACTCAGCACCGGCTCCGGTGGTCATGCCCAGCGCGTTGGAGGCAACCGCCTCCGCGCCCTTCCCGCCCAGCTTCAGGACGTTCCCGGCCTGCGTGAGCGGATCGACCGCAGCGGCAGCCTTGCCCAGCGTCGCGGCGCCTCTGACGGGCAACATGCTGCCGCCAGTCAGGACGGTGGACAGGTCGGCGGCAAAGCCCACCGGGTCGGTCGCCAGCGTGTTCTTGAGCCCTTCCGTCGAGCCGTAGCGCTCGGAGAAGAACTGGCCCACGGCGTCGGCCGGTGCCTCACGGGTGGCGCGCGCCTTCAACTGCTCGGGCGTCGGCTCGGGATCGCCCACGCGGAGCAGGTTGCCCGGCCGGCTGATCTTGGAGCCCACGGCATCGCCCAAGGCGACAAGGCCCTTGGCCGTGTCCACTGGGTGGATGATCGGCTGCACAAGCGCCTGCAGGAAGTTGCCGGCGCTGGCTGGCAGGTTCTTGAGCGCTTCGCCCGGCACGTCTGCCCACGTGCGCCCCTGCGGCGCGGGAGCGGCTGGCGGTGGCGGCGCGATAAAGCGCCCGCTGGTGTCGGGGCGAGCGTTCGGCAGGGCCGCGCCGGGGCTCTCCATGGCGATGCGGCTGGCCGTGTCGTCGGGAACCGGCGGCGCCTGGATCTGCGGCGGGCGCTGCGGAACCGCCATGGCAGCCCCTACGGGCTTCACGGCAGGCGAGGCAGCAGGCGCGGGCTGTGCAGGCTGCGCAATGGCCGAACGCCATGCCTCGGGCGAATCAAAGCCTTCTGTCGCCAGATAGGCGTTAAGGTCCGCTTCCGGAGCCCCCGCGTCTATCATCTTGCCAAGGTTGCGCTTGATGCGGTCGGTGTCGGCCATCACTCAAGCCCGTATTTCTTCTTGAGGTCGAACTGCGCGCGGCCTTTCTCGGCAGGCCCTTGCGGCGCAGCGGGCGCGGGCGCCGGGGCGGGCGCGGGCGGGGCAGCCTGCGGAACGCCGCCGACAGGGCTCGGCAGGTCGCCAAGGGAAATGCCTGTAGCAGCCTCGATAGCCTCTCGGTTAGCCCCCTGAGCGACCATAGAATTGACAATGCGCGACAGGGCCTTGGTCGCCACGTCACGCTGCCGCGCGAGGTTGGCGGTGATCTGGTCCGGCTTCATGCCGGGATTGATCATGGCCTTATTGAACTCGGCCGCCTCACCGGGCGTTAGGGCCGCGCCGAACAGCTTATTGCGCTCAAGGTTGGCGAACTGCTGATAACGCTGCCACCACTGGGCTTGGCCCTTCTCGTCCTTGCCACCCAGCATGTCCGGAAGGTTGCGCTTCATCCAGTTGTCGAAGTCGCCCTTGCCCTCAAGGATGAAGCCGCCAAACGACGGGTCAAACGACTTTACCAGCTCGGTCAATTCAAGGACGCCGCTGCTGGCCTTGGTCAGGTCGTCGCGGGCCGCATTGTCGAGCGGCTTGCCCTTGCCGGGAATGTTGGTGACGGTGCCGCCGCCGGGGATGGGCGTCGGCGTCGGGCCGCCTGCGGGCGTTGCACCAGCGGGAGGCGGGGCACCAGCCGCGCCGTAGGTCGGGCGCGGGAACATGGACAGGTCCATCGGCTGCACGACCGTCTGGCCGCCCGCGCCGTCCGGTATCACCTGCGGCTTGGACAGGATGGCGTAGGCCGCCGCATAGTCCTGCTGATCGGGGGTGAGCGTGCGGAGCGCCGTCAAAGCGCGGCCAGTGAACGAGTCTCCGAACAAGCCCTTTTCAGCGCCGGGTTCTTTCGGAGCGGCGCGGCTAGGCAGCGGCACGGCACCCCAGCCACCATTGGCATCGAGGTACAGGACCGTCCCGTCCTTCACGATGGGAACGCCGCCCTGCAGGGCCACGCGGGCGCCCGGAGGCAACTGAAGGCCACGCAGTGGCGCCATTGCGGGCGGGACGTTGCCGCCACCGGATGCGGGGCTGCCGGGGATGCTGTCGCCCTGTGCGATCTGCGGGCCGGTGGCACCGGGGCCGTAGGCCTGAGCGAACTTCTGCCCGTAGCCCTGAACCGTGGTGCCCAGCACGTCCTTTGCGTTGGGGTTGTTCATGCCCCCAGGGCCCGCAAACCATGCGCGGGATGCCGCTTCCGGGCTGCCGTACTTCTGGATGTATTGGCCCATCTTGGCCTTGTAAACGGCGTCCTGCGCCTGCGGGCTGGCAAGGAACTGCTGAGGCGTCATCGCCGTGCCCAGCACTTCCTGCGTCCACGGGCCGACGTTGAAATCCATGATCTGGTATCTGCCGTAGGCGCGCTGACCTTTCGGATTGGCAACCGGTCCCACGGCGTCATAACGGCCGCCCGATTCAAGGGTCGAGGTTGCGGCCATTGATCTGTCAATGACGCTGCCACCGGCACCAGCCTGAGCCGGCGCACCACCGACCGGCGGCGCGAAGGTCACACCCTCGCCAGAGCGCTTGTAGAACTCGGCAACGGGCATCGCCTTGTCCACGTTGAACTTGACCCAGCCCGGATCGTACTGCGTCGGCCACTGCGACACGTTCCGGCCGCTGGCTTCGGCCTCCTGACGGGCGCGGGCGTACAGTTGCGGCTGCTGCTCCGGCGGGGCGTTCAGGATCGCCATGCCGGTAGTGGTGATAAATTCCGCGTCTTCCTTGACCTTGGCGCGCTTGCTGGCATCCAGGCGCTCCAGAAGCGGCGCCAGCTTCATGGCGGTTTCCGGGGAGGCCGTCGCGACGCGGTTCAGTGCCTCGCGGTCCCCCGCCAGAGCGGCGGAGATGTGCGGCGCAGCTTCCTTGGCGCGGCCCTCTGCCTCGTTGGCCCGGCGAGCCTGTTCCCGCTCAAGCGCATTGCGCTCCGAGGCCAGATCCAGCTGCATCAGGGGCGCCAGCGTGCCCGCGACGTTCGGGAAGGTGATCCCCGCCATTACAGGCTCCCTCTTGCCAAAGCCGCGCAACCGGCGGATGCTGGGTCGGGGCGGAGGAAACCATGCGTATTGCAGCCATAGCGTTGGCCCTGAGCGTCGCTGCCTGCGGCGGGCCGGGCCTCTCCCAATTCATGAGCGATTGCGGGTACGACACGAAGCCCTTCGCCACGGCTTGGCCGTGCGTCCGGGGAGAGGTCGCCAAAAGCAAAGCCCCCGGCGACTTGAAGGAAGTCTACATTGCCAGTGGGAATTTCGTCGCTGAGCAGGTCACGGCCGGCAAGATGACCGAAGCCGAGGCACGGCTTGCCATGGCTCAGGTCCGCCAGAAGGTCGGGGACGCAGAGGACAGCCGGGGGAATATCAGCCCCGGAAACGCCATTGTGGCATCCAGCATCCTGAATCGCTCGACGGGAATGCCACCCATCCAGCCCCTCGGCGCCCAACGCCCGGCCCTGAACTGCTACCGCTTCGGAACCAGCGTGCAGTGCTACTAGGCCGGTCACGACCGGAATACCCCGCTGTTCTTATTCCAGCCCATGTAAGCGGCAGCCAGCGTGTTATTGACGCCCTGCCCGATGCCAGAAGCCAAAGATTTGGCCCCGTCAGCATAGGCCGAGCCACGGGCGATGCCGCCCTGCGTCAGGTAGTTTCCGGCGCTGCTGGTGAGCCCGGCAGACGTGTTGTTGGCGGCCGACGTGGACTCGCTGCCCATGCCCGAGACCTTTAGGAGCCGGTCAAAATAGTTGCCGTATTCGGCGGAGGCGACGTTCTGCCCGTAGTCGGTAATGGCCTTCTGCTGGGCACCGGAGCGGAGGAGCCCGCGCGAGGCCGCCGACCGGTCGAGCGCCTTCTGGCCCTCATCCATGCGGAACTGATAGCCGGGGTCGGTCTGGAAATCCGCCATGGCGCGCTGCTGCACGCCCTTGGCGTCGGTCGGATCTACCCAGTAGATCCCTTGGTTGTTGCCCTGCTGCGTGAGCGTGCCGAGGCCGAGGAGGTTGGTGATCTTGCCGACCGCCGACGTGCCGGAACTGGTCCACGGCGAGGCAGCGGCCCGCGCCTTCTGGGCTTCCTGAAGGTTCTGGTTCGCGGCCTGAGTCGCCGCGCCATAGGCCATGTCGCCGCCGGCTTGTGCGCCTTGCTGGCCGATCATGCCGGCTATGGTGGAGAAAATCGCCATCAGAGCGCCTTGCAAAACGTGTGTTCGGCAAGGGAGTAACCAGCCCGCTTGTAGACTTGGGCTAGTGCCTCATGACGGAGACCATGCTCCGCCACCATGCCGAAGAATTTTACGTTGCGCGCCTTGGCGGCGGATTCGAGCTGCTTAAGAAGCTCGGTGCCTGCACCTTTCCGGTGAGTGGGCTTACAGTACCAAAAAAGCTCTTGGCCGATAAGCACTTTCTCGTTCCAGTAGGCGGGGGAATAGAGCGCGCCGGCCATGCCGACGACCTGCCCGTCCTTCTCCAACACGAGGAGGATTCCGCCGTCAGCCAGCCGCCCAAGGGTCTGAGCAAACGACTTGGGGCAGAACTCCGCCTTGTCGGCCCATCCCGCTTCCGCAAAGAACTCGCGGCCCATGTCGATCAGCGCGCGGGCATCGTCCGGGACTGCGGGGCGGATCATCAAAAAACCTTCCAATTTGTACCGTTGCCGATGGCCTGAACGATGGATGCGCCGCCGCCGGCCAAGGTGCTGCCGATGGTCGTCACGCTCGAATCCGAACAGATGACCGTGTCGCCCAGGGTCGGCGTCATGCGGGTGATCTCGGCAAACGTGTACGTCGTGCGGTTCAGGACGCCCGTCCCAATGGCCTGCAGGTACGCGATCAATTCCCGGCTGGCCGATCCATCCGGGTTGACGATGCGGGCCTTGGCGGAAAACGGCGCAGTCATCGGGCAATCCCGATGGCTTTAATCGCTGTGGTTGTGCTATAAAAGGCGGGCCGGTTCGCGTTGACGCGCGAGGTCCGGCCCTGACCAGCAATCGCTTTCTTGGAGCAATTGAGGCTATGCAATCTTACAGAAAATCCCTTGTCCCGCGCAAATGGACCGTCGCAGAACGGCTGGCGCACTATTCTCGACCGGCTTCGTCTGGGTGCATTTTGTGGACGGCGCGACTGACCGAAGGTGGGTATGGCGTTCTTTCCTGGAGGGGGAAGAATCGTCGCGCGCACCGATTGGCATGGGAGAACGCAAATGGTCCGATTTCGGCTGGGTTGTGTGTTTGTCACACCTGCGACACACGCCATTGCGTGAATGTCGATCACTTGTTCCTCGGGACGCACAAAGACAACGCTGTTGACCGGAACAGAAAGGGGCGACAAGCAAAAGGGCTGTCCCTTCGCTTCGCCACAGGGAAGGCCAAACTCACCGCCGAACAGGTCAAAGAAATTCGATCCACGAAGAAGCGCAAACACGGCGTCGCCGCTCGCTTCGGGATATCTAAAGCGCAGGTCGGCCGGATTCGGCGTGGTGAATGTTGGGGGGATGGGTAAGCCAACCATCATCGGCTGAGCGCCTTAATGTTGGTTCTCATCCCGTAGAAACATCTTTTCACGGGATCACTTATGGAAATCTCGACCGTGCGCTGGCGAAAGGCCCCGAGGCGTTCCCACATGGCGCGGATGAACCGGACTCCGATGCGCCCCAGGCTGGCCTTGCGGTCGGGGCTCCACGTCTCCCCGCCGTCGTCGGAGAAGCGCATCATGACCTGCGGGTCTTGCCCCTGCCCGCTGGTCGCGCCGACGCCGAACTCGCACTCGATCTCGTAGTCGACCATCATGGCGCGCGTGCCTTCCCCGAAGAAGGGAACGCTGACGATGGCGCTGCGGATGGGCTCGCCGAGGTCGGTGTAGGTATCGAGGTCCAGCTCCGCGACCTTGCCGCCCTGCAGGCCAACCAGCGTCTTGCCGAACGCCTCGAAAATGCACTGCACGTCCCATGGCGCGGGGGTGAGCGATGTTCCGGACTGGCGTTCGTGCCACACAGCCATCCCGGCCGCGCCCGAAGCCGCAGCGTCATAGGCGAACGTCCGCCCGAGGCTCGGCAGGGTCAGGACGTAGAAATGATGCCCGCCCATGAAGTAGGTCATGCCGTAGGCGTCGCTCACCGTCCCGACACGCAGCACTTCCTCGATCGCGTGGGTGGAGATGCGGACCGGCTGGTAGCCATCGGCCCGGTAGATGATCCGGTCGTCACCCAGCCAGAACACGGAATTGTCCATTTTGGCGCAGCTCTGGGCCGCAGCGCATCCGCGCTCGAGCAACGCGCCCGGCACGCGCTCGAGGGGGAACGGGCTCGCCCCGGTGTTGGTCCAAGGCTCGATGGTCTTGGTGCCGAACAGCCAGATTTCCCGGTGGTCCACCAGCACGCGCACCAGTCCATCGGGGCTGCTCTCGGCGCTGGCAACATCCAGAGGATCAATGGTGGAGAAGTCCAGCAGGCCCGTGATGTAGAACTGCCCGGACGTGTCGTTGACCGTCAGGATGCCGTAGCCATCGATGTACGAGACCGACGAGAAGCCCACCGCAGGCACACCCGAGGACGTGTTCTTCACCACGGTCGTGTCGGTGATGACGAAGAAGTCAGGCACGACCAGAAGGCCGATCTGCTCCCCGTTGTTGATGAGGGTCGCCTGCCCCGTGGGCGGGATCAGGTCGCCGCTGCAGGCCGTCGTGGTGCCGTCCGCCTCGGTTTTCCAAAGGGTCGTGCCGGAGAGGATATAGGCCGCGTTCTGCGCTTCCAGCCCGGCGCGGATCGTGTCGTCGCCGATGGTGCGCCATTCCTTCTGGCCGGGGGTCCCGTACAGGACGACCTTGGTGCGCGAGCCTTCGGGCGCGGCCTCGGCGTACAGGTTCACCACCCGCGCGGCATTGACCGGCTTGGAGCGCTGCTG